GGCGCGCACGGTGTACTCGTGCGTGTCGCCGTCCTGCTTGTTGATCTGCTTCCAGGCGTCGACGATGTTGATCAGGCCGGCGCCCTGCTCGTACGCCTGGACGCCGTCGATCTGGGTGGCGGTCGAGGTGAGCGCGGAGCGCAGCTTGGCCGGGGTCAGGTCGATGCCCTGCTGCTTCGCCTTGGAGAGCAGCAGCGCGGAGGCGCCGGCGGCCTGCGGGGAGGCCATCGAGGTGCCCTGGAGCATCGAGTAGCCGGCGGGCAGGTCGTAACCGGCCTCCAGCGTCGGGCCGCCCGGGAACCAGGTCTGCGTGGTGTTGATGGCCGCGCCGGGCGCGGAGAGGGTCGGCGTGAAGCCGCCGTCCTCACGCGGGCCGCGCGAGGAGAAGGGCATCATCGCGTACGGCTTGCGGACCTCGGAGCCGTAGTTGGCGAGCCAGGTCTCCTTGGAGATGGTCGCGCCGACCGAGATGACCTTGTCGGCGAGGCTGGGGTCGCCGATGGTGTTGGCGCCGGGGCCGCTGTTGCCCGCCGAGATGACGAGCTGGACGCCGAAGGCGTCGATGATGCGGGTGTACAGCTCGGCGCGGGCGTTGTTGCCGTCGTTGAGCGCCGGCAAGCCGCCGATGGACATGTTGATGATGTCCACGCCGCGGTTGGCGGCGAGGTCGATCATGCCCTCGGTCAGCGCGACGGAGGTGCAGCCGCCGCTCCAGGTGCAGGCCCGCGAGGAGACCAGCTTGGCGCCGGGCGCCGCGCCGTTCATCTTGCCGCCGAAGAGCGAGTTGGCGGCGGTGATGCCCGCGACGTGGGTGCCGTGCGAGCCCTCGATGATGCCGATGTTGACGAAGTCGGCCTTCTTGCCGACCCAGCTGCCCCCGTACGGGTCCATGGGGACGCCCTTGCGCAGCTCCACCACGAAGGGGATCTGCTCGACCACGTCGGTCTTCGGGTCGTCCTTGCCGAAGTAGCCGACCTGGAACTTGTCCTTGTACGGCCGCAGCACCTCGTCGTCGGTGAAGTCGCCGTTGTCGTTCAGGTCGACCCGCACCGTGCCGTTCTTGGCGTCGTAGAGCACGCCCCAGGTGTCGGTGGTGTCGCCGTCGCGGTTGAGGTCGCCGTCGGCGTCGCCGCCCCCTTCCTCGAAGGCAGCGCCGCCGTCCTCGGAGGAATCGCCTACGGCGGCGTCGGCGGCTTCCTCGCCGCCAACTACATGAACCGCCTCCCCGACAACCTCCTCCACCAACTGCCCGCCGCCGACATCATCCGCGCCCACCGCTCCACCCTCTTCGGCTCCACCCTCACCACCGGCGCCGCCCTCCTCATGGGCACCGTCCAAGGCCCGGCCGGCACCGACGCCCTCATGGCCGGGTTCCTCGACCTCGCCGGCCAGCCCATCCCCGGGATCATCTCCCTCGGCTGGTGGGCAGGCGTCGCCCTCCTCCCCATCAAGCTCCGCAAGATCCTCGCCCGACAGCGCAAGCCCAAGACACCCATCCCCGTACCACCCGGAACCCCCGCCGCGACCGTGGCCGCCACCCTCGACACCCCCGCCAAGCAGATCGCCTACCGCTGGGCCCAAGTCATCGCCAACCCCGAAAACGGCACCCACAAGAACCAGCACCTCCAGGTCCGCACCCTCTCCGGACTCCGCTGGACCGGCACCATCACCGCCCCCACCGGCCAGTCCGTCACCGTCACCCCCGACACCGTGTCCTCCGCCTACCAAATCCCCGCCCCCTGGATCACCCTCCGCCCCGGCGCCCACGCCGGCGAAACCCACATCACCGTCAACCTCCAGGCCCCGCCCGAACTCGACCCCAACACCCTCGCCGGCGCATGGCGCAAGTGGGTCTCCCGCACCGGTGGCGTCATGGCTGGCACCCACCTCGAAGACGTCCAGCCCGACCCCGTCACCGGAGGCGAAGTCGCCCGTGTCGTCGCCGACGACGACACCGACGCCCTCCCCACCCCCAACATCCGCGACCTCGTCGGCGCCCTCCGAACCAGCCCCCTTCTACTCGCCTACGAACCAGGCACCGACCCCCGTAAAGCCAAGATCCGCCTCATGAAGGAAAACCCGCTCCGCGCCGGCGTCCCCTTCCCTGGCCCCCACACCCTCCAGCCCTCCGAAGGCGGCTACATCCGCATCGGCGTAGCCGTCTCCGGCCGGCCCGTCCGCGTCCAACTCCTCGACCCCAAGCTCGGCGCGCGGCACATCATCGTCACCGGCGTCACCGGCTCCGGAAAGGGCGGCGCCCTCCAGCTCATCGCCCTCGCCTCCCACCTCGCCGGATCAGTCATCCTGTACGGCGACCCCAAGGGATCCTCCAACCCCACCATCGAACAGATGGCCGCCTACTCCGGCCTCGGAGAAGACGGAGCCCTCAGCACCCTCCGCATCGTCCGAGCCCTCGTAGAACACCGCATCGACCAGACCGCGCGCCTCAAGCTGAAGAACTTCGATCCCACCGTCATGCGGCACGTCGTCGTCATCCTCGACGAAGCCTCATCCCTCCTCGGAGACAAAGCCCAGCACCGCACCGAAGCCGCCGGCATCGTCGACCTCGTTGCCCGCAAGGGCCGCTCCCTCGGCGTATCCCTCGTTCTCGCCAACCAGATCCTCCAACTCGACCAGCTCGGCGGAAAAGCCTCCATCCGGGACAACGTCGTCGGCTCCGGAGGCGTCATCATGCTCCGCTCCGACTCCTCGCAGCGCACCCTCATCGACCTCCCCCCGGGCATGGAATCCGTGAACCCGGCCGACATCCCCGCAACCTGGACGGGTGACGACGACACCCTCGTCTACACCGACGACGTCACCCTCACCGACCCCGAGTCCACGTTCGGCCTCGGCTACTTCATGACCACCGACGGCGTCTGCTCCATGGGCCGCACCCTCGAACTCGAAGACGCCAGCGAGTACATCGACCCCGACAAGGTGGAGGCACCGGACGACTGGCCCGGCTGGGAAAACCGGGACGTCATCGCGGCAACGTCGTCCCTCGATGGAAGCGAGGACGTCCTGGACGATGAAGACGGCAGCGGCGTCGCGTCCATGCTCACCGGCATTGACCTCGGACCGAAGAAGGGCCCCACCGCCGAAGAGAAGATCCTGGACGCCCTGAAGAGTTTCACCGACCCCGCCGGCTTCGAGACCATCTACATCAGCCGCGAAACCATCAGCCGCGTCTCCGGCGTCTCCGGCTCCACCCTCGACAACACCCTCAGCAACCTCCGCCGCAAGGACCTCATCCACCGCGGCGCCGACTGCGGCCGCGAACGCGGCACCTACGCCCTCGGACGCCTCCCCGACCCGGGCGAGTAGCCGTAGGGGAATGCGTCTCAGACAAACCGCGTCCCGTACCCCACACTCAGAACTGCACGGCCCGCGACGCCCGGTAGCACCCCCGCGCCGCCGGACCGACCGGGCCGTGCCACAAGCACCCGGGACAGCCACACCCCCCGACCGGCCCCCCGAACCCCCCGCCCCCCAGCCCCCCCCCCCCCCCCGCGGGGCCGCCCCACACCCCCACCCAGGGGAACACCCCACCCGAAATCAGCGATCATCCCTACAGGCGCGGGGCCCGACAACCACACACACAACCGAGCGGGAGCCCCAACCGCCATGGGATGGTCACGACTCAAGCAAGACGAAGTCGCCGTACGCCGCACCGCCCTCCTCGCGCTGCGCAGGCAAGGCGTCCGCTACGACGACGAACGCGTCACAGGCCCGCCCCCGTCCGGGCTCGGCTACAAAAGCCCCGACATCGCACGCAAAGACGTCCACCGCGCCCTCGAAGCCCACCGCGACGCCGAAGCCGCCGAAGTCTCCATCTACCGGCAACTCGAAAACGAACGCCTCGACGACGAACTCGGCCGGCTCGCCGTCCTCGAAGACAAGGTCCGCAAGGTACTCGGGAACCGGCACATCCTCGTCAACAACGGCCGCGTGATCCTCGACCCCGACACCGAACAGCCCCTCGAAGACGACGCGATCATCCTCCAGGCCATTGACCGGCTCGTGAAGATCGAAGACGCCCGACGGCGCAACGCCGAACGCCGCGCCAAACTCAACGGCTACGACATGCCCCTCCAGGCGGAGATCACCGGCGCGAACGGCGGGCCCCTCCAAATGAGCAAGGCCAGCGACGTCGAACTCGAAGCCATCATGAACGCCGGACCCGACCCCGCCGTGAGCGACGAGAACACCGACGGACCGGTCGGCGACGACAGTGGCTGATGGTGCCCTCGCCCGATACCGGTCCCTGCCCGCGGGCGAACGCCACCACATCATCCGGCAGGCCTCCGACGACCTGCGCGCCCAGCTTGTCACCCTCGAAGCCGAAATGGCCATGGACCGCTCCCCGGGCGCGCTCGCTGCGGTGCTCACCCACGGCAAAGAGATGCAGGCCCGGCACCTCGACATCATCGACCGGATCTACCAGCGTATCGCCGCCGGCGAACGCATCCGCGCCATGGTCACCATGCCCCCGCGCGCCGGGAAGTCCCGCCGCACCTCACGCTGGGGCCCCACCTGGTACCTCCGCCGGCAGCCCGACCACCGGTTCATGCTCGCCTCCTACGCCGCCCACCTCGCCGACGACCACGGACGCTGGATCCGCAACACCATCACCGAACACGCCCCGACCCTCGGCATCGACCTCAAGTACGGATCCCAGGCAGCGAACCGATTCGACATCGACGGCCACGAAGGCGGTATGGTCACCGCTGGCGTCGGAGGCCCGCTGACCGGCCGCGGCGCGCACGTAGCCTGCGTCGATGATCCCTTCAAGGGATCCGAAGACGCCGGCTCCCCAACACAGCGTGAGCGGGTCTGGGACTGGTGGCAGTCCGTCCTTCTTACTCGCCTCGAGCCCCAAGGCTCCGTTCTGCTGGTGAACACCCGTTGGGACGACGACGACCTCTCCGGCCGGCTCCTCAAAGAGGAACCCGAAGACTGGATCGTCATCGACCTCCCCGCCATCGCCCTCGAAGAAGGCGACCCCCTCGGACGGCAGCCCGGCCAGGCCCTGTGGCCCGAGCGGTACAACGAAGACGACTACGCGCGCATCCGCAAGTCCGTCGGCGAACGCGTCTGGTGGGCCCTCTACCAGCAGCAGCCCCGCCCCCTCGAAGGCGGTGTCTGGCAATGGGCGTGGATCACCGGCAACCGGTGCAGCCCCGCCGCCTACCGCGGCGTCAACCTCACCCGCACCCTCGTCGCCATCGACCCCTCCGGAGGATCCGGAACCGCCAACGACGAAACCGGCATCGTCGGCGCCGGCCGCGACCACGACGGCCAGTCCTACCTGTTCGCCGACCGGTCCGGCCGCCACGGCGCCAACTCGTGGGGCACCGAAGCCTGCCTCCTCGCCCTCGACTGCGACGCGGACGCCTTCGTCGTGGAAACCAACTTCGGCGGCGACATGACCCGCCAAGTCCTCATCCAGGCGTGGCGGGACCTCGAGCGATCCGGCCGCACCCAGGGGCGGCCCATGCCGCGCATTGTCGAAGTCAACGCCAAGCAGGGAAAACGGTTGCGCGCCGAGCCGATCGCCCAGCTGTACGAACAGGGCCGAATCCATCACGTGGGGGAGTTCCCGGACCTGGAGCGGCAGATGGTGACGTGGCTGCCCGGCATGGACTCCCCGGACCGTATGGACGCCGCCGTGCACGCCCTCACCGAGCTCGCCGACCCCGCACAGGAAGGGTTGGGAGTGCAGCAGTACACCGACCAGAGGCTCCGCGGCCGCCGCTGATGCCCAGCAGGCTTGGGCACGGGGAACAGGGGCGGCAGGCGCCCGTACCCTGATCACAGGCGCGGGGCCCGTCTCACGACGGGAACGTCTGTGGAGGAGTAGAGGTGGGCCTGCGCGAGGTCGTCATCCACGCCTGGTCGTGGCTCAACTACAAGCCCGTCTACTCCGACGGCGACAACCCCGGCATGCCCAACCGGCGGGCCTTCCCCGAAGCCAACGCCATGTGGGTCCCCGAAGACGACCAGAAGCGTCTCGCCGCGTACAAGCTCCTCCAGGCCTACGACAACAACCAGGCCGCGGAACTCGCCGAAGCCGGCGGCGACCTCCACGCCCGCGAGAAACGCGAATTCGGCGACCCCGCCATGTTCCTCGACACGGTCATGTCGCACGTCCTCGGACGCGAGCAGACCATCACCGTCGCCGGCGCGGACACCGACAGCGAGCAGCCCACCCCCGAAGAGGCCATGGCCGCCCGCGTGCAAGACCTGCTCCGCACGTGGGCTGAGGACGAGCTCCTTGCCATGCGCGTCCAGCAGGCCGAACGCAAAGCCGTCACCCTCGGGGACGGCGTGTACCGGCTCGCGTGGGAGCCCGGCAAGAACAGGCCCGTCCTCCGCGTCCACGACCCCGGCTTCTACTTCCCGATCCTCCCCGAAGACGGAGACGCCGGCGACTACCCGACCCGCGTCCACTTCGCGTGGGACCTGCCCGCCGACCCACGCCGCGGCGTGAAAGCGCGGCTGCGGCGCATCACCTACGAGCTGGACTGGATCCGCCCGGCGACCGCGTCCGGCGTCGACCAGACCGGCCGCGCCGTCCGCGCCCCCCTCCCCGGTGCGGCCCCGGACCCCGACAGCCCCGACGCGGAAGTCCCCCCGCCCCTCACACCCGGCGACCTGTACTACCCGGAGACCGGGGCCATCGCCCGCCAGTACCCGTGGAACGACACCCCGTCCTACGTCACCTGCTACCTCACCGACGCCACCTGGATCCTCGAGGACATCAAGGGCAACCCCGACGTGGACGCCCTGCCCCTGGCATCGGCGACGTTCGCGACCCGCGGCGACGGGGAAGTCCTCGACCACCTCGACCTGATGCTCGACTTCGTCCCCGTCATCCACCTCCCGAACACGGTCCCCCCGGCAGAGGAGCACTGGGGACAGTCGTCTCTGGCGAAGGTTTTGCAGATCTTCGACGAGCTGACCTCCGCAGACACCGACTCCGCGAAAGCGTCGGCGACGACCGGCGCACCCGTCGTCGGCGTGTGGGGCAAGGCCGCCGACTCCCGCCTGGAAGTCCACACCATCCAGGCCGGCATGTTCCTCAAGCTCGGCGAGGGGGGCGGTATGGAGACCCTCGACACCAGCCGGAACCTTGCCGAGCTCCGCAGCCACGTCCACGACCTCGAAGAGCGGGCCGCGAAAGTCGCACGGCTACCCGCGGTTGCCCTCGGCACCCTCGACCCGTCACAGGCCCCGTCCGGGTACGCCATGGACGTGTCCCTCGGACCGCTCGATGCGCTCATCGCGTCCATGCGGCTGGCCCGGGACCACAAGTACACGCTGCTCCTGAAGATGGTGCAGCGCCTGTTCATGGCCGGCCAGCACCCCGACTGGACCGGCCTGCGCGTGATGCCCGCCCGGCTGGCGTTCGGCTCGTACAAGCCCACCGACAAGGCCGCCGTCCTCGAGCTCGCCGCGGCCGGCTTGAAGGGCGGCGTTCTCTCCCTGGAGACCGCGGTGCAGATGCTGCGGGAGGCCGGGTTCCCCATCGAGGACGCGCAGCGGGAGATCGAACGGATCCAGGCCCGCCAGTTCGAGCAGGCCCGCGCCCTGGCGGACGCCACCGGCGACATGACGCTCGTCGGGGACTTCCTCGGCGTCACCGTCACCGAACCCGACCCGGCCGACGCCCCACCACCGAACCTCCCCGACGACGACGCCGCCGACGGGGCCGACGGCGTCTCGGACGGCGAGGAAGACGACGACGAGGCGGACCCGCAGGGGAGCGGGGGGAACACGTGACGAGATCTGTGCTCCACTTGGATCTAGGCGCGGGGCCTGAACGTCCTACGGGAGGACTGTCTGCAATGCGTGCCCCCACGCAGCACCACCGCCGCCTTGGTCTCGCCGCTGCCCACGGCTGGGCCCACCCCTACACCGGCCTCACCGGGCTCGCCGTGTTCTACAACGACGGCGGCAACCCGCCCGCACCGGACCCGGCAGACCCGCCCAAGCCCGGACCGCCCCCCACCCCGGCCGGCGGCCAGTTCACCCAGGACGACCTCGACCGCATCGCCGCCAAGGAGAAGGCCCAAGGGCAGCGGGCCGGAGCCCGCCAGGCCCTCGAGGACTTCGCCAAGGAACACGGCTTCACCAACGTCGACGACGCCAAGGCGTTCATCACGACCGCCCGCCAGGCACAGGAAGACGCCCTCTCCGAGCAGGAGAAGCGCGAGAAGGCCATCGCCGACCGTGAAGCGAAGGCCGAACAGCGCGAGCAGGCCGCCGCCGCCCGGGAACGCGCCGTCCGCCGCGAGCAGGCCCTGACCCGTCTCGGAGCGTTCGACACCACCGACGACCAGGGCAACACCATCCCGAACCTCCAGGACGCCCTGGCCATGCTCGACCGGGACCTCACCGCCACCCCCGACGCCGACGATCAGACCGTCGCCGACACCGCCGCGAAGCTGAAGGCGCGCCGTCCCGAGCTGTTCGGCACCACCACCCCGGCGGCCGCGCCCGGTCAGATGCCTCCGGCGCCCGGCGGATCCCCTGCCGGAGGGCCCCCGCCCCGCCAGCAGCCCGCCACCAAGCCCGGAAGCCGCGGCCTCGAGATGGCCCGCCTCCGAGGACACAACCGCAACGCCGCCTAGACCTCCCCAGCCGGCCGGCCGGGGCATCGGGACCACGCCCTCTCCTCGTGGACGCGCGCCAAGCGGCGCAGCTGTCACCGCACGCCGTTTTATGAGGAGAGGCAGTCGTGAACGACTTCCAGCCCTACTCCTACACGGACAGCGTCACAGCCGACCGGCCGTGGCTCGCGTCCCTGGTAGGAGTCCAGGACACCAACACCATCACCCTCGACCTGGCCAAGTTCACCGAGGGCACCCACTACGCGGTCTCCGCGAACCCGATGCTTCAGGGCCGCAACGTCATGAAGTCCGGCATCCCCCTCGGCAAGGTCACCGCGTCCGGCCTGTACGCCCCGTACGCCGGCGTCACGTCCGAGGTGCAGACCGTCACCGTCACCGGCACCCCCACCGGCGGCACCTACACGCTCACGTTCTCCGGGCAGACCACCGCCGGCATCCCGTACAACGCGTCCGCGGCGCAGGTGCAGGCCGCCCTCGAAGCCCTGTCGAACATCAACCCCGGCGACGTCACCGCCGGCGGCGGCCCGCACCCCGGCACTCCGGTCACGGTCACGTTCGGCGGCCAGTACTCCGGCGACAACGTCGCCCAGATGACCGCGTCCGGCACGAACCTCACCGGCGGCACCACGCCCGCCGTCGCGGTCACCACGACCACCGCAGGAGGCGGCGCCGCGGCCTCCGACGGCACCGAAGTCCTCGCCGGATTCCTCGTCTCCCAGATCAGCTTCAACCCCGGCTCCACCAAGGCCGGCGGCGCGCTGCTGTGGCACGGCGAAGTGTTCGCCGGTGAGCTCCCCGTCCCCCTCGACCCGGCGAACGTCACTGCGGTGGCCCCCGGCGTCAACATCCACTACCGGTAGAAGGAGGAGATCACCATGGAGGCTCTCGAGCTCCTCCTGCGGGACACCAACGACACCGACCTCACGGTGTACGCCCGCGAACTCGACACCCCGGCCAACTACCGCCTCACCCGGGAAGTCCTCCCGGCGCGGCAGATCCAGGGCGTCCGCTTCCGCACCACGTCCGCGAAGCGCCGCGTCAACGCCGCGAAGTTCCGCGCCTACGACGCGCCGACCGCGCTGGCCAAGCGGCAGGCGGAGCGGGTCGTCAACGAGGGCATGCTCCCCGCCCTCGGGCAGACCCTGCCGATCTCCGAGATGGACCAGATCCTCCTGGACGTCGGCCGCGGCGCCGACACCCAGGCCTACATCGACCTCCTCTACTCGGACGTCGACCGGCACGTGGAGTCCATCCAGACCGCGCAGGAACTCGCCGCCGGCCAGCTCCTCGCCACCGGCAACGTCAACCTGCCCGGCCTCGGACTGGACGTCAACTGGAACGTCCCGGCCGCGAACATGCCGACTGCCGGTGTCCTGTGGGACCAGCCGACCGCCACGCCCCTGTCCGACGAGCGTGCCTGGATCGACTACCTCATCGACTCCGGCGCACCCGCACCGCGGATGGTCCTCACCTCCCGCCGCGCCCGCTCCATGCTGGCGTCCAGCGCCGAGTACCAGATGGCGTACTACGGGGCGAACAGCAGCAACAACCCGGGCACGACGCTGTCGCCGACCGAGGTCGACGCCGTCCGCGCCCGATTCGGACTCCCGCCGATCGTCATCTACGACGTGCAGGTGTGGAACGACGACGTCTACCAGCGGGTCATCCCCGACAACAAGTGGATCCTCGTCCCGGACGTGTCCGCGTCCGAGTGGGCGGAAACCCAGTACGGCGTCACCCGCGAGGCCGCGAAGTTCACGTCCGGCACCAACCCGGCCCTGACCCGCGAGGAAGCCCCCGGCATCGTCGTCGTGACGAAGGTCGAGGACGACCCGGTGCAGATCTACACCCGCGGTGCCGCGATCGGCATGCCCGTCATGTACGTGCCGGACATCCACATCTCGGCGACCGTCCTCGGGAGCTGACCGGCCATGGCCAAGCTCGTCAAGGCCGTGTTCGTGCGCGACCCGGAACGCAACCGGACCGTCGTCCTGCACCCGGGGGAGGAGCCGGCACCGCATCTCGCGGCGCTGGTCACCAACCCCGACGCGTGGGAAGACGGCAAGCTGCCCGACACCGCCACCCCTGCCGCCACCACCGGCGGCGGCGGGCAGGACAGCGGCGACGACAGCACCGACAAGCCGGCACCGCCGGCCAAGCCCGCCGCACGCAAGCCTGCGGCCAAGAAGCCGGCCCGGGGCCGGGACGCCGCTGACGAGGGCAGCAGCGGCGAATAGCGGAGTACGGGGCCCGCCCCACGGTGGGGGCGCCACAGGGCGGGCCCCGTACCCGCACCCCTCTCTTCTCACCCCAGCCCCCAGGGGAGGACACCCCGCGATGGCTCTCACCCAAGCTGTCACCGCATGGCTCAAGGCCGAACTCGGCTCCGCCGCGAACCTCGTCGACCTGGAAGCCCGCTACCAGCGCCTCGGATCGGCGCGCGCCGTCGCCCTCGAAGCCCTCCGGGAGCGCCTCTCCGACCTCCGCGCCCAGCCCGCCACCATCAATGTCACCGGCGTCGTAGGCATCGGCATCGGCGAGAACATCAAGGCCCTGGAGCGGCAGATCGCCGCCCTGGAGGACGGCGCGAACCCGGCACCCGACGATCCTGATGACTCCGGCGCGGGCGGCGGGATCGGCTGGATCGTGCTCCAGGCAAGGCCCCGACGATGACCACCCCCGTCCGGCGGCGAAGCCTCCGCTCCCGCCTCATCGACTACATCAGCAGCGGCATCAACAGTCTCCGCGCCGCCTGGCGGATCCTCGCCACCGCACAGACCAAACTCCTCAGCCGCCTTGCCCGCGTCCGGCCGGGCCTCCGAGCACGCGCCCGCATCCAGGCCGCCGCCCAGGAGTTCCAGCAGGCCATAGCCGACTTCAACCGCGAAGCCGGCGCGTTCGCCGACCGGTGGGCGTCCGTCGACCTGCCTCTCGTCTACCGCGAGGGTGCGCTGACGATGCTGGACAACGCCCGCCGGCCCGGCGTCCGCTTCTCGTGGACGCTGTTTCACCAGCAGCAGGTGACGGCCCTGTCCGCCCAGTACTACGCGGACCTCACCGGCCGGATCGGTGAGGCGCTGCGCCGGGCCCGGGTCTTCCTCCGTGCCGCGCAGGACGCTGCGCGCGGCAGTGGACGCTTCAGCTCCGCGCAGCTGCGCCGCGACCACCCCTTGGATGCGGTCGTGTACGCCAACGATGCCCGGCATCCGGTCGACGCGTGGGCGAGCGCGGCGATCACTTGGCAGGCCGTGACCACCGCCAACTCGGGGGCTGCCCGTACTGCGCTGCACGAGCTCGGCACGGAGTGGGTGGAGGTCCGGGACGGCAGCGACTGCGGATGGCGTGATCACCGGGACGGGGACAAGGCCAACCGGACGTTGCGCACCGTGCAGGACGCTCTCGCCCACCCCACGGCTCATCCGCACTGCCAGAGAGAACTGCTACCCCGCCTCGACCTGATCGGCCGAACCGAAATCCGTACCGGAGCGCCCCTATGAACGAAATGATCGGCCAGCAGCTGGACGCCATGGGCTTGTCTTTCGACCTGCCGGATGACGAACGCGTAGAGGAAGCCACAGTTCACCTCGTGACGGGACGAGAGGGGCATGGGAGGGAAGTTCACCGGCCGATCAGGCTGCCGCGTCAGGAGCCGGGTAGCACGCCGGTCCCGCACCCCGTAGAGCGGCGCATCGTCACAGTCGTAGCCGAAGGCCAGGAGATCAGCAGCGAGCAGCGGGAACGCGTGAAGGCGTGGCTCCAGGCGAACGGCATCGACCCCCGCCGGGTTGCCCTGGGGGCTATCACCGTCGAATGCACGCTGCACGGCGACCAGCCAGGACGCCAGGTCATCGGGTTCACCGAGTACTACGAGACTCCCGACGGTCAGCGTGAGATGAACTGGAAGACCCAGGACGGTGCGCTCACTCTCCAGCGGTGGGTCGTCCAGCAGGTTCCGATCGAGCCGGACCCCGCATGGAAGGGCTGGTCGAAGTGGCATGCAGAGGTGGCGGCCAAGAGAGCGGAGCAGGAGCGTCAGGTGGGCGACGATGACTGAGCAGCCCACCGAGCCGCAGGCGCACGCCGTCCACATCGACGGCCAGCCCGGACAGGCCGCCATCCGCATCGGAGGCGAAGCCCTCCCGCCCGGCACGGTCACCGGCTACGTCCTCCAGCACGACATCTCCGCCGCCCTGCCCATGCTGATCCTCCACACCCGGCAGCCCGACGGCGTCGCCTTCCAAGGCCTCGCTCGTGTTGCTGTCGGCGTCCCCAAGACGCCCGCCGACCTCATCACCGAGTTCCTGACCGCCGTAGATCCCGAGCTCCTCGACCAGGAGGCACTCAACCGGGCCGACTACGGCGGCGGTCCCGGCGCCACCGCACGCGCCATGCTCACAACCCTCACCGAGTGGGCCCGGAACACGGAAGGCGGGACCCGCTGATGGCCGTCGACCTTGCCCGGATCCTCGCCAACGTCACCCCCCTCGTGGAGGGAATGCTTCTCCTCGACACCGTCCGCTTCGCAGCCCCTGGCGGGCCGCCCATCTTCAACCCCGACACCGGCCTCTACGAGGCCCCCGAGGGGGACATCCTGTACGAGGGGCCCGGCGCCGTGCAGCCAGGAAGCCTGCCCGAAACAGCGTCCGCAGTCGTCGCGACGCAGCCGTGGGTCAACGAGACCAGCAGCAAATACAAGGCGTTCACGCCGCTGACCGCGCCGGTCGCCGGCCGGGACACCATCGTCACCGTGGCCGCCATCCACGAGGGCGGCGACCAGACCCTCGTCGGCCGGCAGTGGCGGGCCATGGACCCCTCCCAGGGCGGCACCCTCGGCGTCATCCGCATCACCAGCCTCGACCAGATCCAGCAGACCAGCGGGGAGGCGTGATGGACCTGGACGACCTGCCGGGCCGGCTGGAGCAGGCCGCAGACCGTGTCGGGCCCGAAGTGAACCGGACGGTGCAGCAGCAGGCCCGCCTCCTGCGCGCGATGATCCGCTTCAACGCATCCGGGCGTCCCGGACCGAACATCATCACCGGACAGTATTTCGACTCCTGGGGGCCCGCCCAGCCGTTCGCCGTGCCGGACGGCGGGGGAGCGACACTCGGCACCACCGAGCCGCAAGGCCGACGCCTCGAGTACGGATTCATGAACATGTACGACAGTCTGGGCCGGTTCTTCCAGCAGCCGCCGTACCCGCACGTGGAGCCCGCGGTGAGCGAGCTGTCCGACGAGTACGAGGACGCGTTCAAGGCGGCCCTGGCCAGGATCTTCGGGAGCTGACGTGATCCAACGACTCCCCGTCACCCAAGGATTCCAGGCGCTCCTGGCGTCGCTCACCGGCCGGCCCGTCGGCCTGCGCTCCGTCCCCCTGGACAGCAAGGGCAACCCGGTACCGCCGCCGTACACGCTGCTCTACCCCCTGGACCGGAACGACAGCACCAGCACGCTCGCCGACAACCAGACCGCGGCCGTCCTCGACTATCAGGCAACGTTCGTGTCCGGACCGGCTCCCGGCGTTCCCGATTCCCGCGGCGGCGACGAACAGGCGCAGTGGATGGCGGACCGCGGCTGGAAGGTCGTCGAACGCCCCACGAACGGCACACCCGGATATATGCATCCCCTCAACGTCGGGGCTGGCGTGACCTGCTGGCGGCGGGAGGCGCGCGAAGCGGGGGGAACGTCCGACCCAGGAGATGCCATCATCACATCAGTGATCCGTTACCGGCTCTTCCTCGAGGAGCAGCCGGCCGGATAGCCCCCCTGGGGGCGCGAGTAGTACCGCACCGCGGCGGGACCCCACGCGGACGCCACCACCACAGGTGGCCGCCACACAAACCGTGTAGCAGGGGTCTCACATGGGCCCCTATCCGCGAGGGGCCACCATGGCAAGGTTCAACCGCAAGGGCACCACGAAGATCTACTTCGTGCCGACGATCGCATCACCGGCACTCACCCCGACCGACGCGGAGATCACCGCCGGTACCGACTACACCGGGCAGATCAACGCTGTCGACGGCTTCAGCCTCGAGAACACGCCGATCGAGACGCCGGACATGGCGTCCACGTTCGTGTCGAAGATCGGCGGTGACGACTCCGCAGCCGACTCCTCCCTCACCTTCTACGAGGACACCGAGCTCGACGACATCGAGACTGACCTGGCGAAGGGGACCGACGGTTTCATCGTCATCTTCTCCAAGGGGAAGACCGAGGGCGCCAAGGGCATGGATGTCTACCCGGTGACGGTGGTCTCCAACTCCAAGGCGTTCACGACGGACAACGAGGCCGCGAAGATCACCGTCCAGTTCACGGTGACGGCCCGCCCGGTCTTCAACCAGGCCGTCCCCGCCGCTGGCTGACCGGCCGCCCCCTTCAAGCCCCCGGCCGGGCCCGTCGCGGTTCAGGGAAGGGCGCCACGCGCCCGGCCGGGCCTTCCCACAGGAGACCCCCGCATGACCAGCAGCACCGCATGGGACGCCATCCAGAAGCGTCTCGACAGCATGCCCAAGCCCACCCAGGTCCTCCGCCTGTGCGCGGACCCCGACGTCCGCGACCGCTACCACACGGCCAAGCAGACCGCGGAACGCGCCGAGGAGTACCTGAAGTCCCTCGGCAAGGACGCCGACAAGGACGGCGTCGCGCTGGTCCGTAAGCAGGTCAAGGACGCCCAGAACGAACTGGCGGCGGCCCGCGAGGCGTACGACGCGGCCACGGCCGTCCTTACTTTCCAGGCCCTCGAACGCGGCACGCTCAGGGACCTCATCAAGGAACACCCTCCCCTCGAAGAGGACGAAGAACAGGACTCCAGCGCAGAGTTCCACTTCGAGACGTTCGCACCAGCCCTGATCGCCGCCGCATCCACGGACGACATGCCGCTGGAGTACGCACAGCAGGCCATGCAGACGTGGGCGCTGGACGACTGGAAAGCCCTGTGGGGCGCCGCCTGGTCCGTGCAGCAGCGGAAGCGCACCGACCTGGGAAAAGACTGACCGATGATGCCGACTTCCGCACCGAGATGGAGCTGTGCCGGCACTACCGGATCCCGCACAGCTACTACCGCGGCCACGGAGACGGCACCTGGACCGACCTGGACCGGCGCAAGGCCCGCGCCTACGAGCACTACCTCAAGCAGGTCTGCCCCCAGTGCGGGACCCGGCCCGAGGAATGGGACGAGCAGTTCGGGGGTGACGAGGACGCCTACCGGGCCACCACCCACCGCTGCGTCGGCTGCCAGATCATCGCCGACCGGCAGAAGGAAGTCCCCGACGGCGACGAGGGGCACGGCGTGAAGGTCGCCCTGATCCCCACCAGCGTCGCCGCCGCCCTCAACGTCCAGAACAGCCACCGCCACCAGTAGAGGAAGGAGCCCGCCCGTGTCCGAGTGGAATCTGTCGGTACGCCTGACCGGGCAGGGCTCCGGGCTGTCCCGCACCCTCCGCGACCTGGCTGGTGACGCCCGCACCGCATCCCGGAACGTCAACGCCCTCAGGCGGGACATTCAGCAGCTTCGGACCGAGACCCGCAACCCGATCCGGGTCCGCCTGGACGTGGACGCCGGACACCTGCGTTCCGACGTGCGGTCCGCGCTCGCCAGCGCCGGATCCGGGCAGGGAATCCATGTCCGTCTCGGCTTGGATGCGGCACACCTCCGCAGCGACGTCTCGGCCGCACTCACCAGCGCCAGCTCAGGACAGGGCCTCAGCGTCCGCCTCAACCTGGATGCCGACCACCTTCGCAGCGAGGTCACCTCCGCTCTCACCGCGGCCGGCTCTGGGCAGGGCCTCGCCGTGAACCTCCACCTCGGCAACGCCATGCAGCTGCGCCGCGAAGTGTCGGACGCCGTGCGCTGGGCGCAGATGGGGCACCGCATCCAGATTCCCATCGGCCTCGCCGACCCGATGCAGCTGCGGCGAGACGTGTCCGCCGCAGTGCGGTGGGCGTCGATGAACCAGACCATCACCGTCCGCGTCCAGCCCGACACCAGCGCCCTCCGCGGCCTGGGCGGCACCCTCGGAGGCGGGCCAGGCGGCGGTGGCGGGGGAGCAAACTTCGGTCTGGCCGGGCTGCTGCCCATCGCCACGGCCGCGATCCCCCTCATCGCGGGGCTCACCTCTTCTCTGGCCCCGCTCGCCGGAATGTTCGCCGCGACCGGCGGCGCCGCGACCGCGTTCGGGATCGCCCTGGCCGGGCAGATCGGCCCCCTCGGAGACGTCGCGGACGCGGAGAAGAAGTACCAGGAAGCCGTCCGCGACAACGGCAGCGCCTCGAAGGAGGCCATGGAGGCGCAGCTCGCCTACCAGAAGCAGCTGACCGCGCTCCCGCCCGAGACGCAGAAGGCCGCAGTCGCCCTGTCAAGCCTGAAGACCACGTTCGGTGACTGGTCGGACGACATGGCCACCTGGACGATGGAGCCCGTCACCAAGAGCTTCACCGTCCTGGAGCAACTCCTCCCGCACACCAGCCGCGAAGTCCAGTCGTTCTCCGGGTCCATGGACCGGCTCCTGGACGTAGCCGGCGGCGCCATCAGCACGCCCGGCTTCGACGCTTTCTCCGGCCGGGTCGCCGATCTCGTCGACGTCAAGCTGGACGACTTCACCGACGGCGTCATCCACCTCCTGCGCGTCGTCTCCCAGGGTGACGCGGACGCCGGCACGGTCGGGAAGATCCTCACGTACTTCCGGGAGAACGGGCCCGCCGCCCGCGAAGCATTGAATGCGATCGGCGACGCCATCGGCACCCTCGTAGAAGGTGCGGCGCAGGCCGGGCCGACGATGCTGACCCTCGTCACCGCAGCCGCCCGCCTCGTGGCCGCGCTGCCGCCGGAACTCGTTGCGATCATCCTCCAGACGGCGACCGCGCTGAAGCTCCTTCAACTGTCCGGGGCTGGGATGGCGGCGCTGGCCGGGGGGATCGGCACGGTCCGGGCAGCGATCGCCGGACTGGCTGCAACGTCCGCCGCGGCCGGCGGCGGGCTCGCCGGGTTGCGGGCCGCGTTCCTCGCCCTGGGCACCGCGACGAAGGCGTCCGTCGTTGTCGCTGGTATCGCCCTGGTGGCCGTCGCTGTCAGCAAGCTCATGGACATCGGGAAGGAAGCGCCCCCGAATGTCGACAAGCTGACGTCGTCTCTCAAGCAGTTGGGCAGCACCGGCGAGGTCACTGGGGAGGCCGCGCGCGCGTTCGGCGACGACCTGTCCGGCCTGTACGACAAGGTGCAGGCCCTCACCGACCCGTCCACCGCTGACGATGTGCAGCAGTTCATCGTCAGTCTCGGCGGGATCGCCGACTGGGACTCCACCCCTGTCAAGGAGGCCAAGGAGAACCTGGACGCCATCGACGAGTCCCTCGCCAACCTCGTGAAGGGCGGGCGGGCCGATCTGGCGGCGGAAGCGCTGAAGCGGCTCACTGCCGAATACGGCAAGGGCGGCCGGGATACCAGCGAACTGACCAAGAACCTGGACGCCTACCAGTCGGCGATCGAGGACGCGAAGTTCGAGCAGGAGCTGGCCGCGCAGTCGATGGGCCTGTTCGGGAAGGCCGCGCAGGAGACTCAGGGGAAGCTGGAGGCGCAGAAAGCCAGCGCCGACGGTCTACGCCAGTCCATCCAGGCGTTGAACGACGTCAACCGGGCCGCCGGTAGCGCGATGAGCGCGTTCGAGCAGTCCATCGACGATGCGACCGCTGCGGTGAAGGACCATCAGGGTGCGCTGAAGCTCCGGGACGGGGAACTGGATCTCGGCTCCCAGAAGGCCCGTGACGCGGAGAAGGTGCTGTCCGAGCTGGCCGCGAACACCGATGCCGCCGCGACTGCCGCGCGGGAGCAGGGCAAGTCATGGGAGGACGTCAACGGGATCTTCACCCGGGGTCGGGAAGCGTTCATCAAGTCCGCCGACGCCATGGGGCTCACAGCAGAGCAGGCGGCGATCCTCGCCGACCAGTACCTGAAGATCCCCGACAAGAAGACCACGGTCATGGAGATGCGCACCGAGGACGCCATCTCCGGACTCGACTCGGTGATCGCCGCAATCGAGAAGACCCCCGACGCCAAGTCGGTCACCGTCAACGCGCTCACCTCGGACGCCCAGTCGCTGCTGGAGTCCCTCGGCTTCAAGGTGGAGGCCCTGCCTGACGGACGGTTCAAGGTGTCCGCGGAGACCGGCAGTGCCGAAAGCAATCTCCAGGCGTTGAAGGGGACCCGGGACGGCCTTCAGGACAAGACCATCACCCTCAGCGCCGCCATCAGCGACGCGATCACCGACCTGGAAGCGGTGAAGGCGAAGGTCGCTTCCACCAACGGCAAGACCATCACGATGAAGGCGCCGACGGCGGAGGCCCGAAAGCAGCTTGAGGCTCTCGGCTACAAGATCAAGTCGACGAAGGGTAAGAACGTCGTCATCAGCGTGCCGACCGGCACGCAGAGGTCGAATGTCAGCTCCCTGGCCGGCGCGATCGCCAACCTGCGGAACAAGTCGGTGACGGTCACCTACACCACCGTGTACCGCATCCAGGGCAAGCCCGGCGGCCCCCCGTCCGGCACCTACTACGGCTCCACCGCAGGCCGGTCCGCAGATGGAAATATCTACGGGGGAGCGCGGGTGCAGCGCTTCGCCGACGGCGGCACACGCGAGAACCACATCGCGCAGATCGCCCAGCCCACCTACCGCATGTGGGCCGAACCCGAAACCGGCGGGGAAGCCTACATCCCGTTCGCCACATCGAAGCGGCCCCGCTCCCGGGCGATCGCCGAAGAGACCGTGCGACGCCTCGGAGGCGACCCGGCGTCCATCGACTGGTACGCGTCCGGCGGGGTGACCGGATGGAACTACGACCCGAACACCGGCTCCCTGTACTCGGCATCCGACGCCGGCCGGGCCGGGCACAAAACGAAAAAGGTCAAGGGCAAGGACGTCGACTACTTCGACGTGTCCGCGGTCGAACGCAAACTGTGGGACCTCGGCAAAGCCAATGTCGCCTGGTCACGGAACCTGGAGAAGGTCGCCGCGCGCGCTGGGACCGACGTCGCTGAAGCGCTGGCGGCGATGGGCGAAGACGGCGTGAAGATCGCCGCGAAGATGGCGACCGGCACCGACAAGTACGTCGCATCCATGTCGATGGCCCTCAGGAACTTGGAGTACACCGCTCGGGCCTCGCTGAAAGCGTTCGCGACCGACCTCAACCACGTGTTCGGCAACCAGGGTGTTTTCGAGTCCAACCTGGCGCAGCTGGCGGCGCAGGGCTACGGGGCGCTGGCCACCCGGCTGGCAGCGCAGAACGACCAGGCGGCCTACGAACTGGCTGCGGAAGCCACGCGCGACAAGTCGACGGCTGCGAAGGCGAACGCGGCGGCGAAAAAGGCGGAGACGGCCCTCACTCCGGAGCAGATCAGCCAGCTTGTGGCGATCATCGCGGCGATCTCCACGAAGACCACCGGCATCCATGACGTGGCCGGGAAGACCGGTCTGGGCGAGGACGAGATCATCGACGTCGGCAACAAGGCGAAGTCGCAGATCACCAAGGCGTTGGGGTCGCGCGCGGACCGGTTTATCGCCGACCTCGGCAAGGCCAACAAGGGCATGGCGTACGCGGACGGCGGGATCCGGGCCGGCCTGTACGCCACCCGCGGCGGCATCATCCGCTTCGCGGAACCGGAGACCCACGGAGAGGCGTACCTGCCTCTCAGCCCGTCGAAGCGGCGCACGGCGCTGCCGGTCCTCGCGGACGTCGCGAACCGTTTCGGGGTCGGCCTCACCGATGCGTCCGCGGGCCGGCCGGTCGTCATCGTCCAGCACGGTGACACCACGCAGGTCACCGTCACCCCCGTCCGTACGGGGGCCACCGCCACCGACATCGCCGCGCAGGTCGGCCGGAGCGTGCGGCGTGCACGCAGGGGAGGGGTGGCAGCCCGTGCCGCTTGAGCTGAGCGACTGGCAGTACGACGTGGGCGGTGTCGTCATCGGCGCCGGCACGCCCGTGAACGTGATCGAGACGTCCGGTCTGGGCCGGCCGCCGGTCCGGGAATCCGATGTGGACCAGCCGTCGATGGACGGCCAGTTCGCGGGGCCGGACTACTGGGCGGGCCGCACGATCCAGATCGACGCCGCGGTGAAAACGCCGGGGGATCCGGCGGCCGCGCAGGACATGGTGGCCGCACTGCAGGCGGTCACGGATGCGGCGGACGTCCGCCTGGTCGGCGGGCAGGGCATGCCGCTGCGCATCAAGCGTCCCGGACGGCCGGTGAAGCGGCTGACGGTGCGTGCGCGTCGGCTGGACCCGGAGGACCGGCAGATCATCCACGGCTACATGCCGCTCGACTTGGAGTTCCTCGCCCATGATCCGGGGTTCTACGCCGACGAGGAGTCGGTGACGGAGCTGCCTTTGGGCTGGCTGACCGGCGGCGGATTCGCCGCCCCCGTGGTGGCGCCGATCTTTGTGCAGGACGGGACGGTCGCCGCGGACCGGCCCGGCTGGGTCACCAACGAGGGCACCGCCGACGCGTGGCCGATCTTCCGGGTGTTCGGGCCGTGCGCGAACGTCACCATCCTCCACGTTGCCACAGGCCGCACGCTCGCTCTGCCCACTCTGACCCTGGCGGCCGGCCGGTGGATCGAGCTGGACACCCGGCCCGGCTACCGGACCGTCACCTGGGACAACGGCGGCAACGCCTCTACCTACCTCAGTCCCGCGTCCCGCATCGACCTGTTCGCTCTGCCGCCCGGCGCCTCCGAAATGCGCTGGACCGCGTTCGACTCCACCAACACCGCCCGCCTCCGCGTCACCTGGCGCGACGCCTACACCGCCCTCTGAAGGAGCCCCGACCATGGCCCTGTTCCCCCGGCCCATCCTCACCAACGGGGCCACCCACAGTGCGCAGCAGTTCCGGATGCTCGTCCGCGACCTCGCCAGCGGTGCTGAAGGCGTCACCGAAGGCGACGACCTGAAAGTCACCCAGCGCTCCACGCCCGGCGGCGGCGTCATCGTCGGCGACGGGTCCGGAGTCGTACAGGGCCGCGTCAACCCCTTCCAGGGGCACTACGCGGTCTGCAACATCGGCGAGGAGAGCGTCGACATCGCCGCGACCGGTGCGACCGCCCGCTCCGACATGGTGATCCTCCGTGTCGAGGACCCCGAGTACGAGGGCGACCTGGACCCGCAGGTCGACCAGATCTGCTACTTCGACGTCATCCCGAACGTGTCGTCGGCGGCGACAGCCATCCCCGACGGGCGTACGGGTATCCCGCTGGCCCGGGTCACGGTCCCCGCGAACACGGCGACCATCACCAACGCGATGATCACCGACTTGCGGAAGGTCGCCAACCCCCGCCGCGAACGCAGCATGATCACCCAGTCTCCGACCGCCATGAGCGCCGGCATCGGAGGATCCACCAGCTACAGCTACTTCTCCACCGCGCCCGGCTGGAACATTGCCATCCCCGACTGGGCGACCAAAGCCATCGTCCGCGTCGACATCTCCCCGATCCGGTACGCGCTGGGCAACTTCTGGGGGCAGATCTCCGCAACGTTCGGGTCGAGCCTCGCGCTCCAGCCGACGCTCCTGGACGACGACCAGGGCACCGGCCCGCGCCGTATCCCCGCGACGATCGCGGACACCCTGACGATCCCCGCCGCCTACCGCGGCACCACCCAACTTTTGCGGGTCCGGGGCACCGTGTTCTCGACCGGGCAGGCAGCCCGGATCTACGTCGACCCGGGCACCACCCTCATCGCCGACATCCAGTTCGAGGAGGCCCCGCGGTGACCGTCGCACCGCCCGTGCGGGTCCTCACGCAGCACGCCCTGACCGGTGCGTGGCTGTCGACGGCGCTGCCGGTCACGGACCTGGAGTACGGGCCGGAAGTGTCCGGGCCGGGCGAGCTGCGGGGGAAGCTGTCGCCGCGGCTCGTGTCGCAGTCCCCGGAGCTCGCCGACCCGGGCACCACCCTCATCTTCGTGGAGTCCGAGGGGCAGCTGGAGTGGGGCGGCCTGATCTGGGACGTTCGCGCGCAGGGCGCCGAGTACGTCATCGAGGCCGCGTCCTGGTCGTCGTACTTGCAGAAACGCTGGGACCTGGACGGCGAGCACGGCGGCCGCGGCCCCTACGTGAACGCCGACCGCTGCCATGTGATCCGGCAGATCTGGGCGTACGCGCAGTCCATCCAGGACGGTGACCTCGGGGTCGTCGTCGACTCCATCGGCAGCGCCTCGAAGGTGGGGACGCCCGCGGAGCCGTTCCACTCGTACTGGTACGACACGACGAGCCTCGGCGACCAGATCGACGACCTCGTGTCCGACCAGGCCACCCCCGAGTACACGTGCGTCACCTCGTGGAACGCGGACAAGTCCGGTGTCATCAAGCGGATCAAGCTGGGGTGGCCGCGTCTCGGCGCCCGCCGCACCGACATTGAGTTCTCGTCGGGCGTCAACATCATCGAGGACCCCGAAGAGATCCGGTCCGGGGACGAGTACGCGCAGGTCGTCATCGGTACCGGCGCCGGTGACGGGTCGGCGAAGCTCCGGCAGATCAGCGCGGTCCGTAACGGCCGGCTGCGCCTGGAGGCGGTCGCCGCGTTCCCGGACGTCAACGGCTCCGATGTGCTGCGGCAGCGCACCGAGTGGGAGCGGGCGTGGCGGCAGACGCTGGGCGCGGTCGAAGAGGTGGTGGTCCGGGACACGCCCGCGGCACCGTTCGGGTCGTGGCAGGTCGGTGACGACGTGTACGTCCGCATCCACAACGCGTGGACCAGCTTTACGGGCTGGTGCCGGGTCGTCGGGTGGACGGTCAAGCCGACCGCGCGGGGCGGCCCGCAGGCCGTCGTGAAGCTCCAGCCGGCAGCGATGTACCAATTCGGGGGCTGGGCCCCCGTAGCGGGAGGGAGTTTGTGATGGACATCGGGCGGAAGCTTGCGGATCTGGAGCGGCGGCTGGCGGCAATGGAGGCGTCGCCTCGGCTGTCGCATGCGGCGATCGACGGCACGTCGGTGGAGGTCCGGGACGGCACGGGCGGGCTGCGGGGTCTGCTCGGCATGCAGGGGGACGGTACGGCTGCCGCCCTCATCGTGAACGGCCCGCCGCCGCCCGCGCCGTCCGCGCCGATTCTGGCGTCGGTGCTGGGCGGGGTGACCGCGTCGTGGGACGGCGGGTTCGCGGACGGGCAGGCCATTCCGATGGACTGGGCCCGGGTGGAGGTCCACGCCGCGACGGGGGACGGGTTCGTGCCGGGCCCGGACACGCTCGTCACGACGATCGAGACGGCGCAGGGTGCGACGGTCGTCGTCCCCTGCGAGGAGCCGGTGTTCGTGCGGCTGGTGGCGCGCAGTACGTCCGGGACGGCGTCGGCGCCGTCCGGGCAGGCTGGTCTGCTGGGTCCGGCGCCGGTGGTGGCGACGGACATCCTGGACGGCATCGTCACGGAGGTGAAGCTCGCTGATGATGCGGTGACGGCGGCGAAGATCGCGGCGGCGGCGGTCGGGACGACGGAGATCGCCGACGATGCCGTCACCACACAGAAGATCATTGCGGGGGCGATTCTGGCCGGTCAGATCGCGGCCGGTGCGGTGCTGACGGACAAGCTGGCGGCGGAGGCGGTGACCGCCGCGAAGATCGCCGCCCTGACCATCACGGGCGATCAGATCGCCGCGAACGCGATCACGGTGGGGAAGATCGCGGCAGGTGCGGTGGATGCGACAGCGATCGCGGCTGACGCGATCACCGGCAAGACCATCACCGGCGGCACCATCACGGGTTCCACGATCCAGACCGAGGCGACCGGCGAACGCATCACCCTCAATGAGGCCGGGGCGAACAAGGTCCTCGTCTACAACGACACCGAAGCCGTTGGAGAGCTGTCGGCGCGTGGCCTGCTGGTCAAGGGCACCTCCGGCGCCATCATGTGGCTGCGCCCCAACATCACCTACCCGCAGCTCAGTCTCAGCAATGCCGCCGACACGAAACGCGCGGGTGTGGGACTCATAGAGCCGGTGGTGGGCGACGCCAACCTGCAAATGGTCAGCGGGGACTTCCCCGGCAGTGGATACGACGCGATGGTCTGGCAGACCTACCTCGCCAGAGACTTCGCGTCTATCGAGCGGCGCACAGCCGGACTGGATCCTGAACGGATCATCGGTGGGCGGATGCTCCTGGAGGCCACGCACGGCTACATAGCCTTCCTCAACTACGACACTCCTTCGCAGAACACCCGCCTCGACGTCGAAGCGAACCTCACCACTGTCCGCAACGGCCGCTTCGCGGTCGATGCCCCCGCCAGCACATTCTCCGCGATGTACATCGACGCCAAGACCGCCCACACCGGGCCCCTCCTGCGCGTCTACCGCGACAGCGACAAATTCTCCGTCGACAAGGACGGCCACACCTACGTTGCCGGACGCGTCCGCCCCATGACCGCCGAAACCGGCACCATCACCCTCCAATCCGGGTGGACCGACTACGACGCCACCAACTACGGCACCGCCTCGGTCCGCCGGACCGCCGACGGCCGCGCCTACCTGATCGGCCGTATCCGCGCGGGCACCGCCACCAACGGAACCCTCGTCGCCACCATCCCCAACAGCGCCTACTGGCCCGTCTACCGGTTCGCCGTCCCCCACGTCGCACCCCAGGCCGCAGTCGACGCGAGCCTCGTCATCGGGGAGACCGGCGAGATCCGCGTCTGGGACATCTCCGGCACCCTCAGCAACATTTCCCTCGCCAACATCACCTGGCCCACCTGGTAAAGGAACCGATCATGTCGACCCGATACGACACGTGTCCCACCTGCAACAGCCAGACCTCCACCATGGTCTGCAACAACTGCAAGCAGGACTTCGGCCAGAACGTCGCCCCCGCCGTGTCCGGACGCGTCTGGAACCCGCAGATCCAGGGGTACGTCGCCGTCGACCTGTGCGAGACGTGCACCGCCCTGGACGTCAACCTCCTCGACATCATCCTCGCCGACACCCCCACCCCGTCCGACCCCGGCGAAGGCGGCTCCGGAGAGATCCCCATCGGTGAAACCACCAGCAGCAGCGAAACCATCACCGGCCAGTGAGCGGGGGCAACACCCGCCCCAACACGCCGTAGCCTGACCACAAGGGGTGACCCTCCACCCCCAGCACCACCATCCGAGGGACGGCCACACCACCGTGGCCCGCCACCACACGCTCTGGGCGCGGGGAGTTCAGGAGCACGGGCGAGTGCCCGACATCAGCATCACCCGGTACGACGTCCGGCCCAACCTCGGCCGGCACCTCGTACTCGACCCGCGGAGCCTCGCCTACCGGCGCCGCTACACCGGCGACCCCATCCACCCCACCGAGTGGGCACCCAAGGTCCCCGTCCTCGACCAGCAGAACTTGCTCGCGCAGGGCATCCGCACATCGGAGCTGGCCGACGGCACGGACGATGTGGACGCCCTCGGCTCCTGCACGGGCAACGCAGCGACCGCTGCTGTATCGGTTCTCCACACGGCTGACGTGCTCGCTGCGGCAGGCCTGGACGCCACGGATCCGGTCGCTGCGGAGCGGTGGGCGATCGCCCTGTACTCCGACGCCACCCACCGCGACGAGTGGCTGGACGACGCATGGCCGGCCGTCGACTGCGGCAGCTCGGGACTCGGGGCCGCGAAGGCGCTGCGGGCCCGCGGCCTCATCGACCAGTACGGGCACGCCACCACCGCGGAGGAGCTGTGCATGCTCCTCCAGACCGGTCCGGTGCTCATGGGAATGCCCTGGCATGAGGCGTGGTTCGCCCCGGCCGGCCAGTACGCCGTCCTGGACGACACGCCCGACTGGCAGGACTCCCCGGTCGTCGGTGGCCACGAAGTGTGCATCACCGCTCTTGAGCACGTCACCTACCTGCCCGACGGGGGCCTCGACTACCGGCGAACGGTCCTCCGTGCGCAGAACTCCTGGTCACGCACTTGGGCGGACAACGGATCGTTCCGCCTGTCCCTGGCTCTCTACGCCTCCATCAGGTCGCAGGTGGACCTGATCCAGCCTCGATTGGACGTCCGATGACCCGCAGCAAGACCGACGGCGAGCAGCCCGCGGCCGCTGACCCCGACACGACCTCCGTCCCGGCCCCAGAGCCCGCGCCGGCCGACGCCGACAGCCGCTACGAGCCGTCGCGTTCCTCGCCGCTCTCAAGGCTGAAGGCTGCACCACGGTGGAGTACCAGTCGTGGCGCACCCACAACCGCAACCACAAGGGTGCGTGGGGGCCCGTCCACGGCGTCATGATCCATCACACGGTGTCGTCCGGCGAGGACAACTCGGTGGCCCTCTGCTACAACGGGCACGCCAGCCTGCCCGGCCCGCTCTGCCACACCGTCGGCGGGAAGTCCGGGAAGCTGTACCTCGTGTCCGCGGGCCGCGCCAACCACGCCGGCTCCGGAGACAGCAGCGTCCTCACCGCGGTCATCAACGAAACCGCGCTGCCCGCCGACAGCAAGACGGACACCGACGGCAACGCCCGCTTCTACGGCATCGAGATCGTCAACCTCGGCAACGGCAACGACCAGTACCCGGCCGTGCAGTACGACGCCGCAGTCCGCTGGGCGACCGCCCTGTGCCGCGCGCACGGCTGGGGCGCCGGCTCGGTCATCGGGCACCGCGAGTGGCAGCCCGGGAAGATCGACCCCCACGGGCCGGTCGAAGGCCGCGGCGACTTCTCCATGAGCGCCTTCCGCGCCGACGTCGCCGAACGCCTCAAGCACCCCGCCTCCTGGAGTGCCGGCATCACCACGCCCAGCCCCGCCAAGCCCTCCAGTGAGGAGACCGCCGTGCCCAAGTACGTGAGCCTCGGCATGACCAAGCCGCTCACCCTGGCCCCCAACACGTGGAAGACGATCGCGTTCGAAACGGAGTGGGTCGACGACCTCGACCAGCACTACGACGGCGGGCAGACCTTCGCGACCGGCGCCCACTACAACGGGGCCCTGTACGTCAACGTCGCCGACCTTCCCCGCGGCAACGAACTCCAGGTCCGTCTCGTCGAAGACAGCATCGCCGAGGGTCGGACGGTGAAGACGTTCCCGCCGACCGAGGTCGTCGGCACGTCCGGCGGCACGTACAGCTACGTCCCGGCTGTCGGCGTCGTCGGCAAGGACCGGCGCGTGAAGTTCCAGGTCGCCCACTACAGCGACAGCCCGATCACCCTGACCCGGGCCGAACTCAAGGCCCACCTCTGGGCCCTCTGATCCACCCCCCCCCTATCCCATCCACCGAAGGAACCCGTCATGCAGCCCTCCCTCGATGCCGCGTACTGGCTCGGACTCGCGATCAGCGTCGTCCTGCCGGTCCTCGTCGGTCTCGTCACCACCCGCGTCACCCACGCCGGCACCAAGGCCGTCCTGCTCCTCGCCCTGACCGCCCTGAACGGCTTCCTCGTGGAGCTGGCCAACCCGGGCGACGACTACCAGGTCGGCTCCGCGGTCGTCCTGTGGGCCGTGTCGTTCGGTACCGGTGTCCTCGCGCACTTCGGCCTGTGGAAGCCGACCGGAGTGTCCGGGAAGGCGCAGGACGTCGGCGCGAAGGCCCCCACGGGGAGCGCCGCCTGATGCGCGCGGCGGCCTGGTCGACCTGCCGGATCCTGCGGTACATCGACAAACGACTCGGTCGCCGCGGCTCCTACCTCGCCTGCGCCGGATCCGCCTGGACCATGTACGGAATCGGCGTCATGCTCGCCCCCAGAGTCGGCACCGTCAGGGGCATGCTGCTGCTGCGCGGCATCGCCCCCATGTGGGTGTGGGGCCTCATCTGGGTCCTGTGCGGTGTGACCGCGATCGTGTTCGCGTTCGCCGGGACCGGCCGCGACCGGTGGGGTTTCGCCGCGGCGGTCCTACCCACCCTGCTGTGGGCGGGCGCCTACTTCGTCGCCATGCTCAACGGCGACTTCCCTTCCGCGTGGGTCTCTGCCGCTACCTGGCTCTTCGCCGCGTCGCGCCTGCTGATCGTGTCCGGCTGGCCAGAACCCACGACATCCCAGCAGTGCAGACAGGACACGGCACATGGATAGCGTGTGGAACGCCATAGGCGCCGTCGTGGTGGCCGTGGTGACGGTCGCAGGCACGGTGTACGCGACCCGCAACTCCCGGGCGGCCGCCCGGGAACAGGCCGCCCCCCAGGCTGCCGTATCGGAGCGGCAGCAGGACCGCGAGACGTTCAACGCGATCAGGGACGCCCTCCAGCAGCAGATCAACGGGTTGCGTGAGGAGATCGGGCAGCTGAAGCACGACGTCGACAAGCTGCGCGGCGAGCGCGACGACCGGGAGGAGAAGCTGCGGGCCGCTCTGTCCGTGGTGCGGACGGCCAACCACCGGCTCAGGAACTGCACGTGCGGCCAGGAGCCGGTGAACGTCCCCCACGAGCTGATCACGTGGAGCATCTGACCGAACTGGCGTTCCCGCCCCGCAGTCGTACGATGACGGCCATGAGCATCGTCTCCGACAGACCCGCCCCGCCAGCGCCCGTGTGCGCACCGAACCAGGTCGGCCCGTGCCGCGGCTGCCAGCACCCGACATGCCGGTACGGGCCGGGCGGCAACCCCCTGTGCGTGCTGTGCACGCGGGCGTTGGAGGAGTGGCGGGCCGGCGGAGGGAACGGGACGGCCGGACGGTCGTAGCCTCGGAGGGGGCTGCTTTCCGACCTGCACCTGCGTGAAGCCATCGCCGACGGCCGGCTGGGTATCGACCCGTTCGACGAGGCGATGCTCCAGCCCGCCAGCATCGACGTCCGCCTGGACCGGGACTTCCTCGTCTTCGAGGGGCACCGTCATGCCTGCATCGATCCGGCGGTGGAGCAGGAGGATCTGCTGCGGCCGGTCCGGGTGGGGGAGGGGGAGGCGTTCGTGCTGCATCCGGGGGAGTTCGTCCTGGGGTCGACGCTGGAGCGGGTGTCGCTCCCGGACACACTCGCCGCGCGGCTCGAGGGCAAGAGCTCGCTCGGACGGCTGGGGCTGATCACGCATTCGACGGCCGGGTTCATCGACCCCGGCTTCGAGGGGCACGTCACGCTGGAGCTGTCCAACCTGGCCCCCCTCCCGCTGAAGCTGTGGCCGGGCATGAAGATCGGGCAGATCTGCGTGTTCGCCCTGTCGTCCCCGGCGGAGCATCCGTACGGCAGCGCGGTGCGTGGTTCCCGCTATCAGGGACAGCGCGGGCCGACCGCCTCCCGCTCCTGGCAGAACTTCCACCGGACCGACCTGCCTGGTTAGGGTCGGACGCGACGGGACCCCGGCTGCTTTCCTCAGCCGGGGTCCCGTTCAGGCGTCTCCTACCGTGTGGAGCAGTCCGGGCATTCGTCCCGGGCGTCCGGCAGCTCCTTCCCGAGGAACGCCAGCTCGATCTCCAGCGGATGGGCGTCGCCCAACTCGCGATCGCAGCCGTTACAGGCCCGTTTGATGACGACGCGAGTGACGGTGGAGCCGTCGTCGCGGGTCACGGTCCGCTTCGGGGTGTTCTTGCGGGGCGTCTTCACGCTCACGGCTGCTCCTCCGTGTCGAGGCCGCGCTTGGCCCGGTTGTAGGCAGTCCACTCGCCCCACAGCCCCTTCTCACGGAGGAAGGCCGCCAGTCGTTCTCCGCGCTTGTGGTGGAGTTCGGCGTTGGTGCGTTCCTCGTGCCGCCTGTGCGCGAGCCAGCCGACGAGGGTGTCCTTCTTCTGGTGGAAGTAGAACCGCTTGCCCTCCCGATCGGCGATCCGCTCCCACGCCTCGCGGTTCTCGTCGGAGGTCTCGCCGAACCAGAACAGGTCGCGGTGGTTGGACTCGCGGCGGGCGACGGCGCCGGACGCTTCACAGGCGGCCATCCAGTGTGCGCGGGCGGTGGCGTGACCCTCGGCCTCCAACTCGGTGACGCGCTGGGCGTAGCCGTCGGGCATGGGTAGGTACTCGGGCGGGGTCGGCTCCATGATCGATCTCCTCACTTCTCGGTGACGCGGTCGGCCCCTACCAGGGGCATGGGGTTGGGGCGGGCGGCGCACGCCCGGCAGTAGGCGAGGGTGTTTCCGTCGCCGACGGGGGTGCCGCGCTTGCGGCACAGGGTGGCGACAGCGGGGCCGTCGCCGATGAGCCGGGCGGAGTGCCTGACCCGGCCGCCGGGGAGGGCGACGTACAGCGGATACCGGGGCTCGCCGTGACTGGCCATGATCGGTCTCCTCACTTCTCGGTGGCGCGGTCGGCGCGGATGACGCTGAGCGCGGCGCGCGCGTAGTCGGCGGGGGTTGCCTTTGGGCCGTGGACACGGGACACGGCAGAGAGCAGGAGCAGGTACAACGGGTCCGTGTCGGCGGGGTCTTCCAGCAGATCGAACGCTCCGCTGCGGAGGCGAGTGAGCGCGGCGCGGGTCTTCCTGCCAGCCTGCCCTCCGTGGTCGTGCTCCACGATCAGTTCTGCGTGGGTGTCGTTGAGGCTGGTGACGCGGAGGCGACGGTCGCGGTCGATCATGTCGGGGGCGAGGTCTCGGTACAGCTGCCCCTCGGCTACAGCAGCGGCGGTGTTCATGGTCGGTGTCCTCACTTCTCGTCGATGTTGCGGATGGCGGCCTGGAACACTGGGATCAGGTCCTCGGCGATCTCGTATCCCTCGACCTTCCCGAAGCCCGGTCCCACCCCGGTCACGGGCTGCTCCATGGCCATCGGCCACCGCTGGAGCATCTTGCCGCGCTGAAGGATCCGGCTCAGCGGGGCACTGTGCCCGCGGAGGCTGTCGTCCGGCTTGTCGCGGAGCGCGTCGGCCGGCACCATCCCGCCGCGCTGGACGGCTTCCTTGACGATGCGTCGGGCCCGGACCGGGAGCATCCGGTAGTACTGGGTGGCGCGCTCCTCGGTCCAGGTGGTGTCGGCGACGACTTCGACGTTTTGGGTGTGGTCGCCGATGAGGGCGAGGAGTTTGGTCTGGAACTCGGGTGTGGGTTCGTCCACTGTGACGGTGATCCGCATGCAGGCTCCCGTAGTGACTAACGAGGTTGAACGTGGTTCTTACGAAGACGATAGCGCACCCGCGCACGTCTGTCACTCGTTTACTCGCATTAGTTTCACGTCAGTTGGTCGAGGGAGGGCAAGGCGACGGCTGGGCAGCGATAAGCTCACATAGGCCAAGCGACCGGAGGTGACCGTGTACGCAAGTCCCGACGACGAAGCGACCGCGCACCTCCTGGTCGTCGCCGCCTTCCACGACGCGGCCGCCAAAGCAGACGAACACAACGACGTCTCCATCGGCGAGTTCTCCCGGGCGGTCTTGCGACGCTTCGACGAGTACGGGGAGCTCCAGGGAGCTCTGTACGACGTCGTGCGCGGCTACGCAGACAGGCACGCCTCCGTCGAAGAGCGCGCAGCCCTGGAACGCTGGATCACGGAGAAGACCGCCCGCTGACGGGGCAACGCCGCACGCTGGCTCGTTTTAATGTTCCTTCTGTAGAGGGATTATCGATCAGAGGAGAAGGCATGGATGCCGACGACTTCGACACGTCCAATTGCACGTCTGACTGCACGGCGCTGTGTGACCACTTCGAAGCCTGGTACCGAGAAGGCATGTCCGCTGCCTGGAAGCAGGTAGGGGATGGAGTGCGCGGTGTCGGCGAGATCGCCGCTGGAGCGCGCGGGGACTCCAAGTGACCGAGCACGACCAGGGCGAGGTGGTCGACGCCGAGCTTGTCGACGACGGCCACCTCCCCGCGACTCCACCCGCACCGCCTACGAAGGCCACTTCCGGCTTTTCGCCGCCTGGTGCCGCACCGTCGGCCGCCGACCTCTACCCGCCAACGCCGACACGATCACCCACTACATCTCCCACCTCACCCGCACCCCACGGCAGAAGACCGGCCGCCCCTACGGGCCCGCCACCCTCGACTCCGTCATCGCCGCCATCCGCACCATCCACCGCGACCGGAAACTCCCCGTCCCCGAGACCAAAGCCGCCCGCCAGGTCGTCGCCGGCTACCGGGCCCGCCTCTCTCAGTCCGAAGTCAACCGCACCACCCTCGTCGGGAAACGGGACGCCGCTCTGCTCCTCCTCGGACACGCCTGCGCCACCCGCGGCGGTGAACTCGTCTCCCGGAACATCGAATCCCTCACCCCTGACCCCGGCGGCCGCGGGTTCTCCGTGAAGGTGTACCGGAAGAAGCTGAAGAAGTGGCAGGACGTCGGCGTCTTCTACGACGAGGACGAGGAGCTCTGCGCCGTCCTCGCCACCCACGCCCTCGTCCAGGCCCTGGCCGACGAGGGCCACACCACCGGCCCGCTGTTCCTCCGCATGGACCGGTGGGGCTACCTCGCCCCGCCCATGCAGCGCGACGGGAAGCCGATTGGTGATCCCGCCGGCCGCATGACCGCCGAGGCCGCCTCCGACATCGTGCTGCGCGCCATGACCCGCGCCGGTGAACCCGGCCGGTGGCGCTCCCACTCCCTACGCCGCGGCTTCGTCAACTCCGCACGTGAGGCTGGAGCCGACATCGTCGATATCGGACGGCACGGCGGCTGGGCGGACGGATCGAAGGCCCTGATCGGCTACATCGAGGAAGCCGACGCCTTCAGCGCCAGCAACCCACTGGCCCAGATCAACGCGGCGGAACGGCGGAGGCGGGGGTCCGGCGGCTAGTCCTTCGCCTTGAGGGGGTATCGCCGAGGTGAGCCCAAAAGGGGCCATGGGATGATCTTGCTCGATGAGTGAGCCCGGCGACAGGGGCTGTCTTCGTCAGCGTGCCGCCGGAGTCCCGGCCTCGGTGCGCTTGAGGGCCTGCCGCTTCTCCTTCTCTCACCGGTACGGAGCGTCCGTCCACTGCTGGACCACGGTTGCCGCGTCAACGTCGTGGTGGTCACGCCAGACCCGCCATGCCGTGGCGCGGAGATCGGTGACGAACGCGGCTCCCACAGCGATGTGGTCCCCTGCGGAGATGCACCGGCCCGCCTTGTCGACCAGCTCGGCTTCCTTCTGCGGAGAGTCAGTAGCGAAGAGCATGAGGACGTAGTCGGCGAAGTCGTGGGCCATGGCGTTGTGGGGTCGCGTCGACCTGCCGATGGCCGTGATGCAGGCTTTGATCTTCTTGAAGCCGTACCCGTTCAGGTCTTGACGCCAACTCTCCCAGAAGTGCCCTTCCGTCGGGGATCCGAGGATGCCGACGAGACGAAGGAGCTGGTCCAGGTCGGTGCAGTCGTGGCTGCGTTCAGTCATGCCTGGGACGCTAGTCGGAGGCGGTCGTGGCCGCTACAGAGTAGTTGGTATCGGTCAGGAGTCGGCGTCAAGTCGCTCCTCTGGCTCAGGGCGCGGCCTCAGCCAGGGCAGCAGCCGAAACGCACGCTCGCTCTGATCCGGGGGCCCGTACAGGGCAGTGCCAACGACCATGGCAACGAGGGCCATTCCGAAGACGGCCGCGCCCGTCTGTAAGCCGGACCCTGTGGCTTGCGGTTCCGTGGGATCTGCCGATTCGGTGGTGGCAGGGTGGGACATGACTGGGTCCTCCTGGTCGGGTTGCCCGGCATCCTACTCAGCGGCGGGCGTGTCCCAGTACCCGGTGTGGGCGATGGTGTCGGCGGTGACGGCTGGTTCCCGGGTGGCGAGGAGCGGTTCGGTGGCGACCATGTCGCCGACGAGTCTGTTGGGCCAGCGGGACTGCAAGGGACGGTTCATGTCGTTCAGGAGGAGCGTGTGGACGGCGGGGTCGGCCGGCTGGGGGCGGACGGGCAGGTAAGCGCGTAGGGCGGCGATGGTGAGGGGTTCGAGGGTGACCTTCGGCCCGAGGACTTCATGGTCGTCGGGTGCGCGGAGTTCCTGGGGGTCGTCGGGGGTGGGGTAGAGGTGGCGGGTGTCGATGCGGATGACTTCGGCTGGGCGCAGGCCTTCGAGGAGGAGGTAGACGGCGAGTCGGTCGCGTCGCCAGTGTTTGGAGCGGTCGGGTCCCCAGCTGCCGATGACGGTGAACAGGGCCGCGCGTTCGACGCGGTCGAGTCTGTTCTTGGCGCCGGCGGGCCGCATCACGCCTGAGCGGAGGGCTTGGAGGTTGGGGGGGATGGTGATGATCCCGGCGTCTGTGACTGCCTTGTAGTACATGGTGAGGGCGGTGATGCGCCGGTCATGACTGCGGGCGGCTTCAGGGTGCCGGTCGGCGAGTTCCGCGAGGGCGTCGGGCCCGTCGAAGGGCTGGCCGTTCAGGTAGGGGCGGAGGAAGCAGTCCGCGGACCAGGCGGCGATGTCCTTGGGGCGGGCGGTGATCGGGTCGATAGCCGGATGCTGTGTGCTGCACCAGGTGAAGAATCCTTTGGGGCCGGCGAGCTCGCGTAGGTATTCGGCCTGGGTAGAGGCGCGCAGCGTTGAGCCGGCCAGCCACGTATGCAGCAGTTCCTCAGCGTCCATGCCCGTAGTCTGCCCCGCCACGATGATCAGTTACAAAACTTCGGGGCTACCTGATCCCAGATGCTGGAGTGGTTGCGGTGGGCCCGAGGGCCGCCGCCAGAACGTGCCCTCCGTCTCGTGCACGACCGTGGTCGCCCGGACGGGATCGTCGGTACGCAGAATGGTCGTCCAGTCCTGCTCCCGCGGGTACGACATCAGCGTCCCCTGCACCTCGTACCGCTTCACCTTCACCGCTGACCTCCTACAGGCCGGGGATGGGCTCTTGGTCGACGTCGTGCCGGTCGTAGCCGGTCCGCGGTTCGGGATCGCACTCCGGTCCGAGGCGCCGGCTGCGAGAGATCGCGTCGGTAAGTTCCCGGCGGCACTCGCGGCACACGATGCGGGCCCGGCCGCCGGGGTCGATGAGCAGCGTCTCCTGCCGTCTGTCGGCCATGAGCCCAGTGTGATCCCTGCGTCGTGGTTGTGGGGTGGAGAGGTCTGGAAGTATGCTGCTCGCACGCAGTGCTTGTGACTTGAGGCCACCCCCGGTTCGGGAGGTGGCCTTCGTCGTGTCCGGGTTCAGTCGTCGCTGGGGTCCATCTGCTTGCACGCACAGTTGGGCGCTCGGCAGGCGTCGCCGGGGATGTGCCAGTTGTAGGTGTGGTCGCACTTGCAGTCGGTGGACAGGTAGATGGGTCGGGTCTGGTCAGCCATGGCTGCTCCTAGGCGGCGAGGTCGGTGTCGGACTGGATGAGCTTGCGGGGGCGGTAGTCGGCGTCGTCCTTGTCGCGGGCCAGCTCGTAGAAGAACAGGGCCTGGACGTCGTCAACCGGCTGGGGCTCGGGGCGCTCGTAGGTGCTGTTGGCGGGCGGGGTGAGGACGTAGCCCATCCGGTGGGCCGTGTAGGCGAGAATGCCGGCGAGGTGGAATTCGCGGCGTTCCTGGCGGAGTCGGCACATGGCGATGATGACGATGCCGCCGCCGCGG